TCAGACCACGTTGCTGCTGGAATATTTAATGGTGCTATTATGTGTGCATCCAGGCTAGTATCATCTGCATCAGTGAATTGATCGAATAATACCAATTTCTCAACGCCTCCCCCCATCATCGTCAACATCCTGTGTCGTCTGATCATCCTGTCCTCCTATGCGATCTCGTAATAGGATAGATAATTACCAAACCATCCACTGAACTACATCATTCAAAGCAATCGCAGGAATAGGTGAACCCACAGTCGAACCAGCCGTAATTGTCAAATTACTTCCAGAATTGATAACCTTGATAGATGACTTCTGGCTACCAGAAGTATATACTTGAGCTATAAACCCCTTAACGCCTGTTAATCCAGTAGCAATTGTTACCGAACTGGCAGAAGCATCAGCGGCAATAGCCGTGTAGCTCCCCGATGAGCGAATCGCAGTATCTAAACCCTTGAGAACAGTTCCTAAAGAAACATTCTGTGCGGCACGATTCATTTTATTTAGTTTTGCAGCATTTGCAGTTGAAATTGTCATTAAATCCTCCTAAAACTCTATTAGAATTTTGAGACTGCCACTAGGTAATTATATTACCGATTTCGTAAACAGCCCCTTCAAAAAATTAGATAAACCTAATTATCATAACCTAAATTTTTCCACCTTTATCGATGTTTCCTCCCGAAGATCTAGTCTCTTCGCCGGAGTCGCCAATTTTTGAGGTGGGTGATTGTGGACGACCAGCATCATTTCCTTGTTGGAATGCCGATATGATTGGTTGTAATTTACTTGACCAATTGTTTGCCTGTGCTTCTTCAAGTTGGCGTTGAAACTCAAATGGATTCATACCAATTGAAGCAGCGATTTCGTTGGGTAAAACTATTCCCACATTAGCTAAAGATAATGCGTTATCAATACGCTGTTGACGACCATTGTAAAAATGAGTTCCTTGAAAATGAATTTTGAATTTGAAATTTTTTGTGAGTTTATTGATTTGATAATTCATAAAATTTTCAAATTGCGGATAAAGACTAGTCATTTGCGCTTCATCTACATTCAAGGAAAGTTGAGATTCGATAGAGTTTGGCCGTACATCGGAAGTAAAAATAAGATTGGTATTTACACCAGACGTAGCAAGCATTGTTCTTAAAGAATCTGAATACAGTGAAGTTTCTGCTGTAAATTCAATTCCCTGAACATTAGATAATGGAACCGCTGCTGTTTTCAAACTATCTCCAATAGCTCCCTTTACAATTGCTAAAAATTCGCCTAAATTTTTGGAACTAATGGCGAATTGATCTCGTGTACTTGCTTGAGCAGTTTTATTCAATAATGGAATTTCTCCAATTACCATTTTGGCAGCAGTTGCCATATTTACATTCTTTTGTAACGCCCTCATTAGTGGCTGCTGAATAAGATCTAAAAATAAACCAGCATAATATGGAACTCTACTTGCAATTGCAGGATTAAATTTAAATACCCAACCTACATCCACAGGAATATCTTGATGATAAATCCAAGAAGATTCTCCTCTTAATAGCGGATCAATATCAGGACGATAACTATCTAAGTGTTTCTTATCACCCCATAATTCATTGAATTTGCGTTTGAAAAAACTTGGATACATATTGATATCAACACCAACATTTAAAAACCAAATCATATTAAATGTGAATAAAAATCCGTAAGGCCACCGTCCCGTTATAGTTGTATATGTTGGACTTGATGGAAGTTCCTGAAATACTAGTTTGTCATTATCAAATCTTGGACACCCAAAATATGCTTCATTCCTAAGAAGTTCTTGAACAATTGTTGAAAATTCTTGTTTATAATTAAAATTATCAACAAATTTCTTAAATATATCAAGATCTTTTGCATATTTAGCACCAGTATAATCTGAAGGTTTGGCATTGATACATTCATAAGTCATATCAAATGTAAGCATAGTTCCAAGATATGATAAAAGTTTTTTATAAACTTGACTTTGAATTTCAAAATCTTGCGAGAACTCTTGTAAAATAAGCTCATTATCTTTTGGATTATTTAATGCCGTAGCTAAAGAATCCTCAGTTGCTTGCATTGGATTTAGTGTAATGTTTTGAAGTTGTTTATTCAAAAGCAATGGTGATATGGCATTACTATAAAGACCATATCCATTCAATGATTGTGCAAATTGCAAAACATAATTCACTTCTTCCGGTGTCAGGAGGACTTCTTCCTCTTTTTTGTTATTCTCACTCAAATTGCCTCCTTTCGTAATCCTAATTTTTCTGTTAGGATAGATTCTATATTTTTAAATTCCCAATAAGGAATTTCTATCAAAAGAATATTGTTTTCTTCACAATAATCCTTTTTGATACAATCATTTTTTTGCCCATATTCAAAATTTAATTGAGCTTTTTCAAGATCAGTCCCATCGAAACAAACTGGTTCATAATGCTGTTTTCCTTGGAATTCTATCAAAACATTAAATAAAGGTAAATAAAAATCAAAAGAAAGTGGCAAAATATTAGCACAATCCAAAAACTTATATTCAAATTCATATTTTATTTTATTTAATTCTAAGAAGTTTTTAACTTTTATTTCTCCTTTAGAAAAATTACACATTGGACAACCCTTATTACAACCAATATGATTCCAATGACTTAACCATTCGTGTCCACATTCTTTGCATTTCAATAGTAATGTTTTCTTCTTTGCTCCTAGAAATTCCCCACCAATCAAATCAAACTTCTTTTTTTCGATTTTAATCCAGTTAGAAATATTTTCAAAGGTATACATATTTGAAACATCAAACTTAGCAATTGAACATTTTTTATAAATTTTCTTATTTCTAATATATTGTTGAATTCCAGATAAAGATACATGATATTTATATCCTAAAGAATCCATAAAAAATAGCTTTTCTTGATTGCTTACATATTCCCCCGATATATAAGTCAGTTCGGCTTCTTCTAGGAACTTACCTATATCTTCTAAACTATATCTCTCTCCACCGGAACATTTTTTGCATAAATATTTGTGACCATTTTTAAAATTATAAAACCTTCTTTTATCTTTATGACCACATGTAAAAACTATTTCTAATTTTGTATCAACATTAATATACTCGGAACTTAATAATGTGCAGCCCTTTTCTTTTATATATTTTTTAATATATTCATAAGTATACTTGCTAACACCACCCATATTATCTCCATTCTCTCGGAAATGATCTCGATTATTAATATGAGACAGAAAACATTCGAGAGTCTGTCTTTCAAACTATATTTTTGTTGCAACAAACATATAATTCTATCTGTCTCATTTTTAATTAAGTAGTTTGCACTAATTCTGATATATATTTAAAATCATCTTCATTATCATCTTCTCGAATAAGATCTTTATCCAAAAAAGTAGAAAATAGATTTGCATAAAAAATTGCAGAAGCTCGATCTTTTCTTCCACCTGGAGGCTCAATTAATTTAATATTCCCACCCTGCATAACCATACTTAAATTAATAAATTCATTTATTAAGAGACTTGTATTGACATAACTAGCCAAAAACCAACTTTTAGCAGAAATATCCTTTTGATCCAAAAATTCCCTACTATATGAACTTCGAATCAAATAATCTTCAGCAACTATTTCATCAACTAAAAATCCCCACATTCTCTTTTGCAGTCTATCTCTCATTTCTACGGCTATCAAAGAATTTAATTTTGCAGTAGCAGATATGGGATAAATAACAGGAAGAGCATTTAAACCCAATGTTCTTTTAAATAATTCTTCATATGTATTATTATCTATAGAATCATGCTGCATAATGGTCATAGCGGGATATTCAATTCCTCGCTCTCCGTCCTTACTAATCTGACCAAGTTGATCAAAAATAGCAATACCAGCATTAGCAACATCTAAAATTATATAATCTGCTTCAAAATCATAGTAAACTTGCTTAATTCTAAGGGTTTGAGTAATAGAATCTACACCAGAAAATCCCTCAAGATACACGCATTCTCGGAAATATCCCCTATGAGTAGGCAACAATCTAATACAGGCTGAAACCGATAAGTCATTTTTTGCCCCGACTCTCTGTGCCAAATCACAAGAAACCAGCCTAATTTCTCCCTCTGTTTTTTGAATACCATAAGGATTTTTTTTAGGATTGTAAGACTCAACTCTTTGTGGATAAAAAGATTTTTTTATATTTCTCGCTTTATGAAACATTTTTAATCTAAAATATGCGTTTGCAGATTCCCCAAAAGAAATGTTGAAATATTCTTCCTGCGCTGTAATCGCATCCATTTTAGAAATTTCGTTTTTAATTTGCCTTTTCGTTTTTATATGATGTCTAATCGCCACATTGAAATCAACAGCAATAAATCCTGAATTATCGCCTTTCATCATTGCTTTAATATTCTTCTTGGTTTCTTCAAACCACCATAAACCCTTATGATAAGCAGAAGAAATAAACACCTCTTTTGGTTCTTCTCCTAGATTTTCGTATTTAGAGATTTTCAAATATGGCGCTTGGCGTATGTATGCAAAAGGTCTAATAACCGCATCTAATACCGTTTTATCAATTAATCGAAATTCTTCATAAATGATAAAACTTGCCCGTTTACCTCTGGCACTATCCCTACTGGCAACAACCCTAATCACACTACCATTATGAAAATCAACTTGCCACTTATTCATGTTGGTAGTGATATTAGATATTTCCCTAGCAAGATTAGGATGATTATTATATAAATTAGTTATCTTATCCGAAATAATAATTCCGGCTTGTTCCTTCGTAGAACTCACAACAACGATTTCAGAATTTGGATATAAAACAGCTTTTGCACATGCGAAAACTGCCAATAACCAAGTTTTCCCTGTTGCACGACTGCATATCGCAACAAAAGAATCACTCATACTCATCATATAAAGCCATAAAATTTGATACGGATATAGCGTTATATTGAAATAATGTTCTACAAATCTGTGAATATTTCTCCTATAAAAAGTTATCCAATCTATAAGATTATTCCTTCTAATTTCACTAATCTCTGTTTCCATGACCATTTGCTTGGGGTTTTTAAACACATTTTTTGTATCTGTGTTTTTCCTATAATCATTTTTATAGTTTGCATGAGTAGGCATTTAAGTCTCCTCATCATAAAGATCTTCATCGTTTATTTCTTCCAAGTCAGTCGTAGTAAAATCTCTTGATCCAGTAATAAAATTTCCAATAGATCGTTTAATATCTTCTCGATCTTCTTCAATACCATCCATATCATGAAACTTAGTTTGATCTTCATACCATTCAGCAGGACTTAAATTCTCAATATCTTTAATCCAATTTCCAAACGTATCAGCATTTCTTCCAGAATTAGCGATATTTTGTGTGGCAGGTGTCAATGCGCTATTTTTCATTAATTCTTGCAAAGACTTAACTTGCCCATCCACGCTTTTCCCAACTTCTCTCGCTGCCCTGATTTCATTTTGCTTATGACAAATTTCTCTTACTAGGATTTCTTCTGATTGAGTATCACATTTGGTAGTTCTTTTCCACTTAGAAAATTCTTGTTCCAAATAATCATAATCAACCTCGGTCATTCCCTTGCCCCAATTTTGTTCGTAATATTCACTATTTCTTACTTCAACTTCTCTTGCAGCTTGCGTTACTTCAGAACTAGGCTCAACAAATGTATAATTCTGACTAGTATCTCCTCTCTCCCCTGGATTTACCTTTGAAACAGCCATCACCTTTGCCTTGTAAATCCCAAAAACATTAGACCCATCAGATCCTCTATCTATAAGAGTTTGTAGGTGAACTTGGGTAGCTTCAATCGCTCTTTCATCATATTTTACATTGAGCAACCTGCAAATCCGCAAAAGCGTCCTTTCCATCGTAGTCTCATTTTGCAAAAATAAACTATAAATCTCATTACAGCAATCTCTACAAATAGACATAAATCCATTAGCATCTAAGTAGAAATCCGTAGCAACATAAAAATTTGCAGCGGATTTTATCCTCATACACTTTCTACAATAACAAGACTCAACCTCCACCCCCGTTTGGCTTATTTTTGGTTCAGCCCTTGTCAATTTTTTTGATCTCGCTGCCATTTTTTATCCTATTGTAAATTTAATAATTCCTTTATCTTATCGATAATCCCATTAAACCATTTCATAATCGTATTCATATTCGCTTCAAGTGAATTGATCCGATTTTCATGATCGTTTGCCCTGTTTGTCAAAACAATAACCTGTGCTTGTAATGC